TGCTAGTGCATTAATGAAAATGTAACAACAATTCAATAACTTAAATTTCGTAATATAGGTAAATCAAATGACTACAGCCAAGAACACTCGAGGCGGTCAAATTGGTAACCAAAACGCAGCTAAACCTAAACTTATCTCTGATGCTTTACGTAAGCATTTAGTACAGAATGGTGAGAAGGTAGAAAAGCTAGTAAAGGTTCTCATTGACAAAGCACTCGAAGGAGATATGAGCGCTATGCGAGAACTACTAGACCGATTAGAAGGCAAAGTAACTCAATCCGTAGAGCAGAACACTAACTTGACTGCTGACGTTGAGATATACGCATGGCAAGAATAGAGATACCGTATAAGCCACGTGATGCGTTTCAACCATTACACCAAAGCAAAAAGCGATGGGCAGTAGTTGTAGCTCACCGTAGAGCTGGTAAGACTGTAGCTTGCGTTAATCAGCTAATTAAAGAAGCGGTGATGACAAAGCGCAAAGACTTTAGAGGGGCATACATTGCTCCATTCTATAAACAGTCTAAAAGCGTGGCATGGGATTACTTCAAACAATTCACTAGAGTCATAAGCGGAATAGTCATCAATGAGTCAGAACTTCGTATCGACTTTAAGAACGGTGCAAGGATTCAGCTATTTGGTGCTGATAATGCCGATAGTCTGCGTGGCCTTTACTTTGATAGCATTATTTGTGATGAGTATGGCGATTGGAAATCTACTGTGTTTCAGTACGTTGTACGTCCTGCACTTGCTGACCGACAAGGTAAAGCAATTATCATTGGAACTCCAAAGGGGCGCAATCAGTTCTGGGAAGTCTTTGACAGAGCGAGTCATTCAGATGATTGGCTTGCGTTAAAGATAACTGTAGACGAATCAGGCATCTTACCTGCGTCAGAGGTTGCATCACTAAAGCAAGAGCTATCAGAAGATGCTTGGCGTCAGGAGATGGAATGTGACTTTGATGCTGCATTGCCAGGCGCAATATGGGGTCGTGAACTCTATCAAGCAGAACAAGATGGTCGCATCACAGGAGTTGAGTATGATGACTATGCAGATGTATATACTGCTTGGGATTTGGGCTATAGCGATGATACTGCTATTTGGTTCTACCAAGTTATCCACGGAGAAGTACACTTTATTGATTTCTATTCTGCTTCTGGTAAGTCTATTGAACATTATGCTGCTCAAGTCTTAAGTAAGCCTTACAGGTATAAGACGCACTTCCTACCACATGATGCGCGAGCAAAGACATTAGCTTCTGGTGGTAAATCAGTCATTGAAATGTTAGCCGAACACTTGAGCATAACTAAAATGGCAATCACTCCTAGCTTATCAATGCAAGATGGTATACAAGCCACTCGCATGATGATGCCTAGAGCATGGTTTGACAAAGAGCGTTGCCATGATGGCGTAGAAGCCCTCAAACAGTATCAACGTGAATGGGATGAGGATAAGAAAATGTTTAGGGATAAACCTAGACACGATTGGACTTCTCATGCTGCTGACTCTATGCGCTATGCTGCGATTAACTGGAAAGAAGAAGTTAAACCAGTCGTGGAAGATAAACCAATTAGAGGAATTAGCGTTGGTCAGACTGATGTCACATTGAATGAACTATGGGCTAGTCAGCCTAAACAAAAAATGAAAAGGATTTAAACATGTCAGGTATTGCATCTTATGTAGGTGGATATAAACAAATCACAGCAACAGGTAACGTATCACCTATCGGTTGTAAGCTATTGGGTATTCTAGTGTCATCATCATCAAGCGGCACAGTAACTATTTATGATTCAGCTACGACTACAACATCTACTAAAGTAGTAGACACAGTAACATTGACTGCTGGCACATGGCTTCCTATGCCTATTGGCTTTGCTTCAGGAGTTTACATTGTTGTTGGTGGCACATTGAGTGCAACAGTAGTTTACGCTTAAGGATAACTCATGGCTAAAGTATCAGAGGTGACATCAGAGGTACAAGAGTACCTTGACATGTTTAGCCAATACGACAAAGAGTTTGCTAAATGGGAAGGTCGTGTTGAGAAGATTCTCAAACGTTACCGTGATGACCGCACAACAACTACGGCTCAATCTCATTACAACATCTTGTGGGCTAACGTACAAACACTTAAAGCTGCTACTTTCAGCCGTATGCCACGTCCTGATGTATCACGTAGGTTCAAGGACAATGACCCTGTAGCTCGTGTAGCTGCTATGTTATTGGAACGTGCATTAGACTTTGAGATTACACATTCAGAGGACTTCCAACACTCACTAACTGCTTGCGTCTATGACCGCTTTTTGGGTGGTCGTGGTACAACATGGATTCGTTACGAGCCTGTGATTGAATCACAGCAATTCCAAGTATCAGAAGATGATGAAGCGACAGAGTCTGAAGGCGAATACCTAGACATCGAGCAAGCGCCTGTTGATTACGTGCATTGGCGTGACTTTGGTCATAGCTATGGTCGTACATGGCCTGACGTAAACTGTGTATGGCGTAGAGTCTACATGGATAGAGATGCTTTGAAAGAGCGCTTTCCTGAAGAACAGTTCGACATGCTATGGAAACAGATTCCATTAGATGCGTCACCTGACGAACCTCGCACAAAGATGACAGAAGGCACAGTAAAACAAGCCCTCATCTATGAAGTATGGTGTCGTGATAAGAAGTGCGTATATTGGATTAGCAAGTCAATGGGTAAAATCCTTGACAAGCGTGATGACCCTCTACAATTAGAGGAGTTCTTTCCATGCCCAGAGCCTATTTACTCTACATTGACTAACGAGTCATTAGTTCCTGTACCTGACTTCACGCTATATCAAGACCAAGCTAATGAATTAGACACGCTTGCTGACCGTATTAAGGGTTTAGTAGACGCAATGAAGGTTCGTGGCTTCTATGACGCTGCAAATGCTGATTTAGGCCGTCTATTTACTGAAGGTGATAACAATACGCTTATTCCTGTTAATAACTACGCTGCGTTTGCTGAAAAAGGTGGCATTGGTGGTTCAGTTCAGTTTGTAGACTTACAACCTATTGCTGCTGCTCTTAACATGGCTTATCAAGCGATGGGTCAAGTTAAGCAACAAATCTACGACATTACAGGTATCTCTGACATTATCCGTGGTGCATCTGTAGCTTCTGAAACAGCTACTGCTCAACAGATTAAAGGTCAATACGCTACATTACGTTTAAAGACATATCAAGACGAAGTAGCTCGCTTTGCCTCACAAATCTTGCGTATTAAAGCTCAAATTATCTGCCAACACTTCCAACCAGAGACAATCTACAAGATTGGTGGTGCTGCATTGTTAAGTCCAAATGACCAAGCAATGATTCCACAAGCGATGGCGTTGTTAAAAGACAATCCTATGCGTACATTCCGTGTAGAAGTTGCTACTGATTCAATGTTGTATGCTGATGAACAACAAGAAAAAGCTGACCGTGTAGAGTTTATGCAATCTACAAGCGCTTTTATCGAGAAAGCTATCCAAGGCGCTCAACAAGTTCCAGAATTAACACCGTTATTGATGGACTTATTGAAGTTTGGCGTTCAAGGCTTCCGTGTTGGTCGTACACTTGAAGGTGAGTTTGATACATTCGCTGATGCAGAGAAAGAAAAGCAAGCGCAAGCTCAAGCAAATCCTCAACCTAAACCTCCAACACCTGAAATGATGAGAGCGCAAGCTGAAGCTCAAAAAATGCAGATGGAAGCTCAACTTGAGCAAATGCGTATGCAACTTGAGAATCAGAAACTTGAGTTTGATAAGTGGAAAACACAGCTTGATAACGATACTAAAGTCGTTGTGGCTGAAATTGCATCTAAAACTGACCTACACCTTAAGTCACTTGATATTAATGCGTCTAAAGAGCAGGAAACGCTTACAGAGGTCACTCCTGATGGCATTGAACAACCAACTTCTGCATTGTCAGGCTTGGTCGAGGCAATTAATCAGAACTTGGGCATGATGGTCGCCACACAAGCTCAACATAATCAAGATTTAATGATGCAACAACAAGCTGCACATCAAAACTTGGTACAACAATTAACAAAGCCGAAGCAAGTCGTTCGTGGAGCTGATGGCAAAATCATAGGCGTTCAATAACATGGCATTAGTCCTAGCAGATAGAGTATTAGAATCGACTCCTGTCGCTGGCACGGGAGATGCGAATTTAGGTGGTGCTGTTACAGGTTATCAACCATTCTCAACTATTGGTAATGGTAATACAACTTACTACACAATCGTAGCAATTGATGACCAAGGTGCGCCTACAGGTGATTGGGAAGTAGGTATTGGTACTTATGTCACGGCAGGTAATAAGCTAACTCGTGATACTGTACTGTCATCATCTAATGGTGGCGCTAAAGTTTACTTTGCATCAGGCACAAAGCAAATCTTCCTAGACTTACCATCTGAAGAAGTGTTATTGACTGCTGGTAACGTATATGGTCCTACAAGCTCGACAAACAGTAACTTTGCATTGTTTGATGGTACAACAGGCAAGCTATTAAAAGATGCTGGCTATGGTGCTTCTGCATTCGCTACTGCTGCTCAAGGTGCTAAAGCTGATACTGCTGTTCAACCAGGCTCATTAGGTTCTGCTGCTTATTTAACTGCTGGTGCTGCTAACGGTGTTGCTACGCTTGACTCAAGCGCTAAAGTGCCTATCAGTCAGTTACCTGCTGCTGTATTAGGCGCATTAAGCTATCAAGGCACATGGAACGCATCGACTAACACACCTACATTGGTGTCTAGTGCTGGCACAAAAGGCTATTACTACGTTGTTAGCGTGGCTGGTACAACTAACCTTAATGGCATTACTGATTGGCAAATTGGTGACTGGGCTGTTTATGATGGCTCTGTATGGGAAAAGGTAGACAATACT